AGGTAGTCGTTACCCTTCTCCAATTCGCGCTTGAAATGCTCCCAGTCGCGTTCGTCGCGCATATCGTAGATGCTTTCCCTGCCGTACACGTCTGGGATGATGATAAGAGTATTGGTCAGTTTCAGCAGTTTCATCAAGCGGCCTATGTCCTCCATGTCACCACGGGAAAGACGCTGAGGGTCAACTACCTTGATAGCCTTGTATTTGGGTGATTCGACCATGCGAAGGAGCTTATTGATCTCCGGGCGCTCTTTCAGCGTTTCGCCGGAAACGACCTCGCGGAATTTGTTTTCTTCCGGGGATTTCCTGCCAAACATTTTGACTGTCCAGTTGTCCAGGATTTCTTCATGCTTGGCAAGCACTTCCTCCACGGTGAGTAACGGGTCATCCGACTGGGATTTTCGCAAATAGTCTAAAATATTTTCGGGCGTTAGCCCTAACTCTGATAAACTGTGATAATACACATTCTTTCATCCTCTCTGTATGTTAACTTTCCTTCTTGCTGTTTACAATCGAAAATCCCTGCGTCGCAAGGAACGTATCAATCACTTTGGATTTTCTGTTGTTTTCTGCCCAAAGATTGTCATTGTCGGCACGCAGTTTTGCAACCTGGTCAAGCAGGAAGTCAACTTTCTTCTGTGCTTCTGCACGAATCGTTTCCATTTCCGCATTATAGGAGGTATGGATATCATCAAGGGCTTTTCGGTAGTCCTTGTTATCCGCCAAGACACGTTCCAACTCGCGCATTGCATCGCTCATTTGCTGCGCGGCAGGGCCGTGTTCTTCCTCAAAGGCGAGATAACATGGATATTGACTGGTTGCACCGATAATGGCGTTCTCAATCCGCCTTGCAGTGTCGCGCTGAATATCATGGTCGCATTTGAGGGACATGACCCATTCGACGGTTTTAATAGACACATCAGCTTCTTCGGCAATTTCGGCATTTGTCAATCCGTTAATCTCTTTCATATCCCGCATATACTCACACCAGCGAGGAAGTTCCAGGCCAGCGGTACGAGGGCCATCACATCGAACCTTGCGATGCTGGCAGGACAGGCAACGGTTATAGGGTTTTTCGCCAAAGTTCTTCTTATTCTTCATCGTTTTACTACTCCATCTTTCAAATTCAATAGGGTATCGTGATAAAGTGTTGCGGAATTACACCTGTTATGTTTCCGTGTTTTCCTGTTATTTTTGGCTGTATTTTCCATTTGTAAAATGATAAGCTATAACTGGGTCAGAGATGGCCTATCATTCCGGGACGGCAGGAGTGCTTCGGGTGGTGCTGCGGTGCTCCTGCCTTTTCTCTCTCTTGTGGGAACACTTACCATTGATTTGCAAAGCTGTCAGGCATTACAATATTTTCAGGCAATTGGAACAAGTGTTTGCCACAAGATTGAAAGGAGTACGCAAGACATGACTAACATTGACCAACTAATATCCTACATACTCACATTGACCCCTGAACAGGCTGACAAGATTATTCGTCAGCTTCCACAATTGACTGCATTACTCTCAGAATCATCGCAGCCTTGTCCTCAGGAACAGTCTTTGCGAACTCGATCAGCTTAATTTGGCTATCCGTCAGTCCGTCACCAGAGGCGGACTTTTCTTTATCCTCGATCAGATCAGATTTCAGAATGCTGAAATAGTTCGCCATCAGCTCAATCTTGCCCATCCGAGGATACGTTTTCCCCAGCACCCAGTTATTGATAGTAGATGTGGGTACGTCCCACGCAAGGGAAAGTTCCTTCTGTGTTCGTCCTGAACGTTCTATGTAGAATGCCAGGTTTCTTGCAAAGATTTCTTTGTTGCCGATGTCTGACACTGTGTGTCACCTCACTTTCTTCCTATATTCTACACCATAATCCCGTAAAACGCAATATTTTTTGAAAAAATCTTCTTAAAAGGGCTTGACTTTTGTTTTAGGTGGATGTATACTTGCATACAAGAAATCCCGTTAAACGGGATGGAAAGGAGGGGCAAGCATGGCGAAGTTTTCTTTGAAGGCAGCGCGTGTGAATAAAGGACTTTCACAGAAATCCGCTGCGGCTGTTATTGGCGTGAGTAACAAAACCCTGAGCAGTTGGGAAAATGGAATCACAACGCCTACCGCAGATAAGATTCCCGTTATCTGTGAACTGTATGGTGTGCCGTATGACCAGCTTAATTTTTTGCCCGATAATCCCGTTTAAAGGGATTTGGGCATGAGACAAGCCTGTTTTCTCATAAGTTGGCAGAAAGGGGTGGTCAGAATGAAGAAGCAGGATACATACGGAGAACCTACCGTGTTTGAATATCCCAACGCTATTGTCAGGGTGTACCGCCCGATTCTGAGCGATGAGGAACAGGCGCGGAGGATGAAACATGTGTACAAGGCGGCTGAGGAGTTGCTAAAGGACGTACAGAAGGGAGGGCGGTGAGAGTGAGGAAGATGAGGTTGCCCAGTTACACGGATGACCCTGTGCGGGACTGGGATTCCTACTGTGAGTGCCAGGACTTGCTACATTCGATGCTTCCTATGTGCATTGAGTGTGACCAGCGCATTGAGGATGACATGTGCTGGGACTTCGGGGATGGCCCGATGTGCGATGAGTGCGCACAGAGGTTGTACAGGAAGTGTACAGATGATTTGATGGAGTGATACATACATGAAGATACTGGTTGCATGTGAAGAATCCCAGGCAGTTACGAAGGAACTGCGGCGGCTGGGGCATGAGGCGTACAGCTGCGACATTATCCCCTGTAGCGGAGGGCATCCCGAATGGCATTTGCAGCAGGATGTGATTCCTTTGTTGCAGCAAAAGTGGGACATGATAATAGCCTTCCCCCCTTGTACATATCTGACGGTTACTGGAAACAGGTGGTTCAACGTTGATCGTTATGGCGAAAAAGCCTTGCAACGACATAAGGACAGGGCGGAGGCGATCAAGTTCTTCATGTCTTTTGCTGATGCAGATTGCCCACGGATTGCCATTGAAAACCCAGTTGGCATTATGAGCAGCACATGGAGGAAGCCAAATCAGATTATCAATCCCTACGAGTTTGGAGATCCCTTTGAAAAGAAAACCTGTTTGTGGCTGAAAGGCTTGCCTGAATTGCAGCCGACAAATGTTGTGGACAAGCCCCCGCGAAAACAGTTTGACAGTGGGAAGTCAATGCCGGCATGGTATGCGGAAGCGTGGCATTTACCGAAGGAAGAACGAGCAAAGCTCCGCAGCAAGACCTTCCCTGGTATCGCAAAGGCGATGGCAGAGCAGTGGGCTGGACAAGCCTAAACAATACCCGGAATGACGGTCAATCACTCTGACCCCACTTAATAGAAGAAAGTAGGGTCAACCATGAAGGAATACAAGAGTTTTTACAAGACGGTGGAGGGCGGCAACGAAGGAAGCAAGTGCCTGTACAACACAAGGCTTGACACCTACGGCTGCGGTTGTCAGCACGATTGCTCCTACTGCTACGCCAAGTCGCTGCTGAGTTTTCGTGGGCTGTGGGATGCAAAAGAGCCGTCAGTTGCGGACATTGACAAGATCGAACGGCGGATTGCCAAGTTAGAGCCTGGAACAATCGTCCGGCTGGGAGGCATGACGGACTGCTTTCAGCCCATCGAAGAGCAAATGGGGGTGACGCTGGAAACCATTCGGCTGCTGAACATGTACAACATCGGTTATCTGATTGTCACGAAGTCTGACCTGATTTGTGAATACATGAACATTCTGCGCAAGGATTTGGCTCACATTCAGATCAGCGTGACATGGATTCCGTGCGAGAAGGCTGTCAGCACGGAGCGAAGAATCAAGGCCATTGAGAAGCTGTGTGATGCAGGGTTTGACGTGGCTGTTAGACTTTCTCCCTACCTTCCCCAGTTCGTAGATTTTGACAGGCTTAACAGTATCCGGTGTAACAAGATCATCGTTGAGTTCCTGCGGGTGAATCACTGGATTAAGAAGTGGCTTCCGCTAGATTACAGCGATTGGACAGTGAAACATGCCGGATATGAGCATCTTCCGCTGGAGAAGAAGATTGAAGCACTGGCGCGGATTACTGGCTTTGATGAAGTATCGGTATGTGAGGATGTGTCAGAACATTACGACTATTGGCGTGAATGCGTCAATCATAACAAAGAAGATTGCTGTAATTTGAGGAGGATTTGAACATGAAGAAAAGCGAGATTTACCGCCTGTTGCAGAGGACTTTGATCACTGAGGAAGTGCAATTTGACTATGACGAAAGGCTGGAAGTCCTGCGCGAACTGTTCACCCAGGAAGACCTGGCTAAGTTCTCAGAGGAGCAGGAGGCGAAGCAGGGATGAAAGACTTCCCCCGTGGCGTGAGCTATTACACGCTTGCGACATGTGAGATCGGTTTCCCTGAAGACCGGATCGCTTGTATCTGGTGTCCGATGCTGGGCATGGAATTGAAGTCAGACAGGCACTACTGCCGGAAGACAGGCGAGTATCTTGTAGCACCAAAGGATGTCATCGGGTTTAACTGCCCGTTGAAGTTTGAGGGAGAGGAGGAAACGGATGGAAGAATGGAGAGCTGTTAAAGGGTATGAGGGTTTCTATGAAGTGAGCAACATGGGACGGGTTAAGTCGTTGAAACGTCGTGTGCCGAACCCGAATTGTGGAGGGCAGTACACGGTGAACGAGAAAATCCTGCGTCCATCGTCAAACCCGCTCGGTTACGAAAATGTCCGCTTGTCGAAAGGCGGAGTAAGCGTACATAAACTGGTTCACAGGCTCGTTGCAGAAGCCTTCATTGAAAACCCTAACAATTACCCGGTTGTAAACCACAAGGACGAAACCCCATCGAACAATTCTGTTGCTAACCTTGAATGGTGTACACAGAAATACAACAGCAATTACGGGAATGCGTATGCGAAAAAGAGCGAGGCACAGAAGAAAAAAGATTGGAGCTGGCGTAAAACCACGGGATGCAATCGCAAAAAGGTTGAGCAGTTGAGCATGGATGGGACTGTGATAAACACATTCAACTCCCTCACTGATGCGGCACAAGCGACTAATACAAATTTGACTAAGATTAGCGCATGTTGCAACGGAGCAAGACAAATGACAAATGGCTATAAATGGAGGTTCATCTGATGGCGAACATTATCTGTGTTATGGGCGAGAGTGGAGCTGGTAAAACGACCTCAATGAGGGGATTAGACCCCGCAACCACCTTCTACATCGACTGCGACAAGAAAGGCTTGTCCTGGAAGGGGTGGAGGAATCAGTACAACGCTGAAAACAAGAACTACTACAAGACCGATGACCAGCATAGTGTGCTGACCCTGCTGAAATCCATTGACAAGAAGCCTGAAACCAAGCACATCAAGACGGTTATCATCGACACCATCAATGGCATCATGGTGGCCGATGAAATGCGGCGGAGCAAGGAAAAGGGCTATGACAAGTGGCTTGACCTGGCTTGTGCGATTTACGACATTATCGACTATGCGCTGACCATGCGTGACGATGTGACCATTATCTTTGTGGCTCATACGCAGACCGACCATGACGATAACGGCTACATGTTCACGCGAATCAAGACCAGCGGCAAGAAACTGGACAAGATCACGCTGGAAAGCAAGTTCCCTGTTGTGCTTCACGCCAAGGTGATTGACGGCAAGCACGTTTTCGGGACGAAGGCCGACAATTCTACCGCAAAAACGCCTCTGGGCGCATTTGATACCAACTACATTGACAACGACATTGCGGAAGTGCTGAATGTACTCGCAGAATTTTAAGGAGGAAATTGATTATGATTCGTAAGCCTCAGAATTGGGAAAATGTTCAGGTTATGACCGACCGCGCAAAGCTGCCCGTGGGTGCGTATGTGTGCAAGGTGAAGCAGGTGGGTATCCAGCATAACGACTACGGTGACCAGCTTGCTATCCTGTTTGATATTGCAGAGGGCGACCACAAGGATTTCTATTCCCGTGAGTTCCAGCAGAACCCGAACCAGAACAAGAAGTGGAAGGGAGTTATTCGCATTTGGCTTCCGAAGGATGATGGCTCTGACAAGGACGAAAAGACCAAGCGTATTTTCAAGGGCATGGTGACTTCCTTTGAGGAGAGCAACCCCGGTTACAAGTGGAATTGGGACGAAACTACCCTGGTGAACAAGACCGTTGGCATTCTCTACCGCAATGAGGAATGGGAGTGGGAAGGCAGAACTGGTTGGAATGTGCGTCCTCTGCGCTGCATGTCTGCTGGCAAGGTTCGCAGCGGTGATTTCACGATCCCGGAGGACAAGCCCCTGCGCGGTGATGCATATGATACGGGTTATTCTGCCCCGCAGATGACTCCCGTACAGACGGACGATTTGCCTTTTAATTAAGGGTTACGCTTCCCTGTGACAAAAAGCGAGAAAGGCTGATTACATGGCACATACACACGGAGCGAAATGGACGGAAGAACTTATCAAGCAAAAGGTGCTGGAAGTGAAAGAGGGCTTGCAGCTTGATAGGATGCCGTCACGAAAGGAATGCGAAGAATACTTCCATGACTGTGCGCTTGCGAATGCCATTACGAGAAGAATGGGCTGGTATACACTCGCACGGGATATGGGGCTTTCAATTAAAGATAGCGAAACATGGTTTGGTAAAACGTATGAAGCTATCGCGCAAGAGATGCTCCAAGCAAGGGGCTTTGAAGTACGACGGATGGCACAGAACTTCCCCTATGATTTGCTGGTTGACAACTGCGTGAAGGTTGATGTAAAGGCGAGCAAACTGTATAGAGG